AAGAATGCCAAGAAAGAAGATGGCAGTGACAAAAGTGATAACGAAAAACGTAAAGATGCATTAGATGAGGCCAAGGCCAAACGTGCATCTAAAGCAGCTAAAAATTATAGAGATAAGAAAAATGGCTGATAAAAAAGTAAACGAAGATCTTTATAACTGGATAAATAAATCGTATGGGCTTCAGCCCGCTGAATGGTATCGCAATAACCCTCAGAAACCATCTGAATCAAATCCCTTCTTACCCAAGGGTTCTTATGTACCTAAAGCGGCAACTGATGATCCATATAGAAGTGCTGTTGCGTCTGCCGAAGATCCATATAGAAGCACCGAATCTTCTGCGCAAATAAACAAACCAAAAACAAAAGCAGATTATACTGATGCGCAATTAGCAGCTCTTCCTTTTGATCAGTTTTTGCAAGTACTTGCAGCAACTCCTGGTAGCGACTATGAAGATATTGCAAAAGCAGCATCAGAAAGTCCTTATTTTCAACCACAAGATATTGTTTCTGGTGTTCAAAAAATTGGTGGTAAATTTACACCAGTATCACAAATACCCCGAGAGTATTATTACGAACGCTTAAATGTTTCTCCTCCAGGGGGGGTTCTTTCTGTAGAAGATACAGGACCACTTGCTAGAAAATATTTCAGTGATCCAGGAGCAGAGTCTATTGACAGGCAGTACCAGGAAGCCGTTAAGAAAATGTGGGCAACGTCAGAAACTGATCCTGTTCTTGCCAAAGAAAAATATAGTCCTATTACAGAAAGTTTGTTTGAACAAATAAGAAATTATGCTAATGAATTTAGCAATAAATACGCGGGAACACTAAGAGAAGAGTATCAAGGTCTTCCTTACGGAAGTTTTTCCTTACCTTCCAGAGCTAGCTTGCAATCAATGCAAGAAGTAGAGGGAGAAAAACTAAGAGAAGATGCTTCTGAAGATTTTCTTAAAGATTATCTTGAGAAAGGAGGTCCGACTACCATTGCTAGTGCCGATTGGCCTTCGGGGCCAGGTAGTAAACCGGAACCTCCAGTTATTCCTTCAACAGATCCTCAGCGTTGGCCCATAATTCCAGGGGGGCCTAGTCGCCCCGGTCCATCAGAAACCGGTGAAAGATATCCCTTGGCAACAAATCAACAGGAAGAAAAGTTTGAAAGCGCAGTTGCGAAAGCTTTGCCGCAATCAGACAAAAAACGTCAATCAGAGACGTTCCAATCTGAGTTTGACCCCCAGAAAGCTCGGACTGCAGCACAAGCTGCAAGTAATTACAGGGTTGGCAGTAGTAACTCAGATCCCTTTAGGCAATCAGCCTTTGCTTAAAGTCTGGTATCATTTAACTACTTATTAAACTATTAATGCCTTCACATCTTCATCTTGCTTATCGACGTAACGCCCAAGCTGCCATCAAGAAGCATAAGGTTCGTCGTAATTCAGATGAAGATTTACTAGAGAAGGCTAGGGAAAATTTTGGGTATTTTTGTGAATATGTAGCAGACAAACCGCCCGCAAGTCATCATAAAGATTGGCATAAACAATTAGTAACAAACGAAGATACTGATTGCCTTATAAAAATTGCTGGACCAAACATTGATCTACTTGGTCCCAGGGGTTCCGCTAAAAGCACTGTACTGGGCCTGTTTACCGCCTGGGCTATAGGTATCCATACTACCGCGCAAAAGCCCTTACAGATCCTCTACCTGTCCTATACGGTTGATATTGCAAGGTCCAAGTCTGCCACGATTAAAAGAATTATTGAAAGTACAAAATATCAAAAAGTATTTCCTAAAGTACGTTTACTTAAAAACGTAACAAGCAATGAGTATTGGTCTATTGATCATAAATTTGCAGGTATTGATACAACTGGTGAGGAACAATTTACTCTTTGCGCTGCAGGCTTGAAAGGTTCAGTTACCTCAAAGCGATCTCATTTGTGTATAATCGACGACCCGATCAAAAGTAGTACAGACATATCAAATCCTGACATCAGAAAAATGATGCAGGATAACTGGAATGCCGTGATTGCACCAACTATGTTTGAGGGTGGGAGAGCGATTTGCCTTGGTACCAGATTTAGACATGATGACATTCACGCCACAACATTTAATCCACAAAATAACTGGATGCAGATTGTTTTGTCAGCAATTCAAAACAATGAGATAACAGGAGAGGAGGAATCGTATTGGCCTGAAATGTGGTCATTAGATTACCTAAAAGAAAAGAAACGGCAAGCACCTATTGCCTTTAGTTTTCAATACATGAATCAAATTGTCAGGCAGAATGAACTGTCCATGGCACCAGAACTTATTGTTAAAGCTGAAATTGCAACAGAATTTGATACTCTTGGCATAGGTGTTGATCTATCGGCTGGTACAAAAGAAAAAAATGATTACACCGTATTTGTTCTTGGTGGACGCATTGGAGATAAAATTCACATCATTGATTACAGGCGAATGCGAGTCATGGGAAACCTAGAAAAACTTGACGCATTAAAAGAGCTTTTACATGATTGGTCTGTTATTGGTAAAGATGCAAACGAAAACTACTTCCCTACCTTCTCGACTTGCGATATTTATTCAGAAGCCGTTGCTTATCAAGCGTCTCTTGAAGCAGACTTTAAACGTATTTGTTTAAATAACGAAAACTTATATAATTTAATCTGGCATGCAGTCAAAGGTTTTAGGGCTGATAAACTTGCCAGGTTCAGGGGTGTTATGGGTTTATTTGAAGATCGAAAAATTATCTTCAATCGCTATCGCAATTTCACCACCTTATTTGAAGAGTTGACTAATTTTGGTGTCAGTTCTCACGACGACTGTGTAGATGCTTTGGTGTGGCTTATAAATGGTTTGATGAAACGCGGAAAAATTCAGGTTGATTACTAAACGCTAGAATAAAGAAAAGAAAAATTGTTGCCGTGGGACCAGAGTACATTGCTTTGGTTTTGACTTGTCTTGTCAGCGCCGTAAGCGGTGGTGGCTGGGTTGCTTCAAAGGTGATGGCTCGTTTTCATGAGCGCTTTCACCAAACTCATCAACGTTTAAGAGATTCAGAAATGAGACTCCACGAAGTTGAAGAGCAAGTCAAACGAATGCCAATTGAATATGTTTTAAAGGTTGATTTCCTTAGGGAAATTCAACAAATGCATGATCATTTTAAGGAGATCAATACTAAACTGGATAGAATGATTGAAAAATTACTGCGATGACTGACTACATCGTCGAAGTACAAGAAAGCGAAACTGGTGATCTCTTTATTGAGTTACCCGATGATCTTATTGATACCCTTGGCTGGCAGGTTGGTGACGTTCTTGATTGGCGCTTAAAAGGAGATGGTATTATACTTACTAAGCTTAGTGAAGGATCAAGATTTGATCCTACAGAATGATTGATAGACCTGGCCCTGTAGTTGTCACTGGTTGCCAGCGAAGCGGGACAATGCTTGCTGCACAGGTGATCGCATCAGGATTGGGCTATGGTTTCCTGGAAGAATTTGATGTATTACCACAAGCCGGTGGCCTTTCAATATTTGGTTATTTAAACGATAACAAAATTTCTGACGTTGTAATTCAAGCTCCATTTGCAGTACAAATCTATAAACAAATTCTGTCTGTTGCGCCAACCACTCATTTTGTTGGTGTAGTTAGGCCCAGGCAAGAAATTCTTGCAAGCATGAAACGAATAGAATGGTGCAAAGAAGATCATGAAGACTGGGAAGCCTTTTTGCAAAACCACATCGACAAAATGCTATTACTGTGGTCACAACTAAAAAAGGATGTATGCCCTTCATCTTGGACTGAATTAAAATATGAAGATCTAAAAGGACATCCGTTTTTTGTTGATCAAAATAATCGTCAAGCTTTTACAGTAAAACAATGGAAGCCAAATCAACCTTGTAATTTTAAAACCTGGAGCAACAATAAGAAATGTATTGAGGATAGAATGAAAGAAAATATAAATACTTAAAATGTTTGGTATTCAGGGTGGTTTTTTGGGTAATGCTGCAGGCATGATTCGGGATATCTCAGTACCAGGGGAATTAACAGGTATTAACCCTATGACTGAATCTTATTCTCAGAACATGGGTAATACTACTGGCCCTCTTGTTGCCGGACTTGGCGCAATGCCACCTCGAATGGTTGCCGGAAGTCCTAGTTTTGAGGTTCCAGGGGGCGGAGCAGTGGAGAAACCGCTATTGCCAAATATGCCCGAGTTAAAGCAAAAAGGCAGGCGTGATCCAAGTCTTCCTCCTGAAGAAGATATTCCTTTTTCTCTTCCTCGGGCAATGATGCCTGGTGCAGCCGGGAATTTTGCAGGAATGGTGGCTCAGTTGCCAGGGGGTCTGCAGGGTCCTGCACAAGGTCCAAACACCCCGGTGCGTAATTATCCAGGTATGGGTTACGGCCCTTATGGTCCCGGTGGTGGTGGCTTACCCCCTACACCGATTCCCCCTCAAGCCGCTGGTTTTGATCGTAAGTTTGTTTCATAATGCCACAAGACGACAGTAAATATACAAAACCAGAACTGCGTGAACGGATTAAAGACCGTATCATGGCAGGAAGCCGTGGCGGCCAAAAAGGCGAGTGGAGTGCCAGGAAGGCCCAGCTCCTTGCGTCTGAATACAAGGAAGCAGGTGGTGGATATAAAGGCGGTAAAGGAGAAAAACAGAAGTCATTGAGCAAATGGTCTAAGGAAAAATGGATGACCAAAGATGAGTATGAGAAACGAAAAAAAGCCAAGTCTGCTGCTAAGAAATATCAAGATTCTAAATAAACGTAATTTATCAAGAATGTGAGTAATGAGCGACTTATTTCAGAAATTTCTTAATCGTGTTGGTCGCACTTATGGCCAAGCTGACAAGACTTTGTTTGGCGGACTGCTTCCTGGTGGAGCGGCATCTGCTGCAAGCCCTATAAAACAAAAAGTTCAAGCTACTGCCGTAAACACAGGAAAAGTTTTAGCCGGTGCAGCAATGAACCAGCTTCCGGATCGTGTGAATTTATTTGCTCGTTACGTTACTGGTGTTGGGAATACAAATCTTCAATTAGATCCAGCCACCTTGATGGGCTTAAGGGCAGCGGCTTCACCTGAACCAATGGCAAAGGGCATGGTTTCAAACCCACTAAAAATGCCTGAAGAACTATTAGTATTAATGGAGCAAAGACTGAAAACGGGTGATCCAAGGAATTTAAATTCCCCTTTGGGAGACGAGATAAGACAAGCAGTGGAAGAAGGAAAAAAGAATAGAAATGCCCCTGATTTCGTTCCTGGGTTTGTCCCTGCATATGGCCCAGGTTTACCGCAGACAGGCGCTTATATTCCTTATTCAAATCCTTCTGTTGGTAAAGAAGTAACGAATACACTTGGATCTTTTAATACTGAAGTTACGCCAGGAAAATCAATACGTTTCCTTGATACATATGACATGTTGAATACAGCTGAAGATCCTGAATTAGTGTCTGGCAAATTTCAACCAATGAAAGCTATTGAAGAAATACAAAGCATCTGGGATCCAAGCAAAGGAAGTTTACAAAGAAGTGTGCCAGATGCTTTTAAACAGAAAAAGCGAAACTACAGCCAAGCAAAGGAAACAATTAAAGCGACTTCTCAATCGCCAACATCAAGTCCCGCAACAGCACTTGGAAGAGCAATGCTTTATGCAATGCCTTGGAAGCCAACAGCCTATCCAATTAATATTACAATTCCTTATTAAAGATGGCAAACAAAGCAATTCAAAAAGGATATACCAAACGCTACCTCCCAGAGAAAGCCTGGGCCTCATTGTCAAAAGATGAGAGGGAAGAAACTGATCGCAAGAAACAAGAGGGTAGCAGGAAAGGAAAACAATTTATCCCAAATACAGAAGCAGCTAAAAAAGCCGGTAAAGCAGCAAGATCTGCTAAGATGTACAAAGAAAAAAAGAGCAATAGTTAATGTCCACTAGTGCCAAGGCTCGCCTGAAAGAAATTATTGACGCTTACATCGAACGAGATGGCAGCGCAG